ACCAACAGCTTCATCGCCAGCACCGGAAGGACGTACAGTAGGCATAGTAAATCTCCTAATGAAATAAATAAAAAATGTTAGATTTCCTGATGTCCTTATCGTAGTCCAAGTCCGTTATATTATACACTTTTTTTAAGTGAAATCCTCATCTTTTCAAGATTTTTACAAATTCTTATTCTGACAGTCTCTCCACATACTTTCCTGCTCTTCGCAATCTCTGTAATTGTCATATTTTTATAGAATCTGTCAAAAATAAGCTCAGGATCGTCACAAACTGACTCAATTACGTCTTTCATTTCAAATTCTGCCATAGGATTTCGCGGGTCAGGAATGGCATTGGTCAGTTGTTGCTTGTCGCTTTTGTTAATTTTAGCCTTACCAAGACACTCAAATCGTACTCCGTTGTATAGGTATGATGTAAATTTCACATTACTGGATTTGTCATACTTATTTACGGCTCTGAACAGTGCTTTTAAAACACAGCTTTGAATTTCTTCTGAAGTCAGAACATTTCTGAATGAAGATGCTGCATTATATGCAATTTTCATAGTGTCAACGTCATTTAGGTACTGTTCGTATTTATCCATGTTAATTTTTGTCCTCAAAGTTAGTGAGTAGGGTTTCAATATTGTTTCTTACATCTGTGAAATCAAACATTCTGCCAACGCCAAGGAAGAATCTGTATCTACTGCATATCTTCAATACTTCAACACCTTCGCTTTTTTCAATTTTATCTTTAATTTCTCCTGTTATATTAAAGTTAGTGTGACCCATCCAGCAATCAAAGTTTTGTGACATGGAGATTTTCTCCATCAGTTGGTCATCAACCGGAACCATGAAGTTGGCTTCAGGTTGCGGAAACATGCTTTCTAATTGCTCTAATTCTTCTTCGTCTAAATCTTCCAGAGGAATCTCTGGACCCATGCTTTTCTTTACGATCATATCTAAAAGAGGGCTATCTAGTTGGGACTCTATTATGTCTTCATATTTCTGCCATCCTATCTGCATTTTTTTGTTTATTTTTTTCATGATAGACTCCTTACATTAGGTCAGTTGGTTTAATTAATGGGTCATCCTGATTATTTTCCTCCTTCTCAACTTTTTCTTCTTCATATAATTTGTTAAATATCCTTTGCTTTTCAAGCATTTCCTTAACAAGAATAAACATTTCTTTTTGTCTACCATCTGCAAGAAAAGCGTCTTGTGCTACTTTAAGTGTTTGAACTTGGAAACTTGTTGTGGATATTGAGGCCAATAAAACTGCGAATTTTTTAATTATTTCTTCTGAATAATCCTCTAAGGCTATATCTATGTATATTTCACCACTGGCATCAATGCTATACTGAAGGCTTGCGAGCGTACTTCTTTCATCTTCCATTTTTACTCCAATACCTTTAGGATTTGATTAGCTGTATTTTCCCAAGAGAACTTTTTGGCAGTTTCAATTCCAGCTTCGTTCAAAGTACCTCTCTTATCCAGAATGTACTTCATCATCTTCATATACAAATCAAACTCAGCGTGTTCTGTGATTTTTGCCCAGTTACCCTGACCAAAGAACCACTTGCCATCAAAAGCTGGCTCTACATCGCTTATCGTCACAAGTCCGCTGTTTTCTTCAGTGCAAAACTCAGTATGAGCAGAATAATTGGTAGTTACTACATGCTTACCAGCAGACATCATTTCTAAAAGTTCCAGATTCCAGCCTTCTCCGCGAGAAGGAAAGACACCGCAATCTACTTGAGACATAATATTATACACTTGTGCTTGTGTCTCAGCCCTTGGAATTAGCTTGACTTTTGGGTGGTTATAAAGCTGATGCCATCGAGCATCTTCTTCAGGGGAGTTGAAGGGGTTTGAACACATCATCCACAACTCTGCGTCCTCTCCATGCCCTAATACTTTCTCAAAAGCCTTAATGAGAATATCGTGACCCTTACGGATTTCCCACTTGCCACAGTTGAAGAAGATTGTCTTATCGTCCTGTCGCACTGGTGCTGGCGGGAATAGTTCTGCGTCTACACCAAGAGGTACAACGTGAACCCTAGATTCATCATCAAACCCGTCACCGTCCCGCCCTACGGATGTTGCAGGACACTGATCCATTACAACATCTTTCGCCCACTGAGAGCAAACCATCAACTCATCGCAGGAATTTAGATGATGCTTCTCCAAGTCGTTGAATGTATCCAACTCAAAGATAGGAAATCCAATGAACTTACCCGACCCAACCCTTTCTGCCATCTGATTCTGATGCCAGATTTTTATGCAGGGTGCTTGCAGGTCACACATCTGAGCGGTCTCTAGCCCTTTTCTAACCGCATCTGCGTCTGCTTGATTAGTAACTTGTGGTGGCCGCCCGATAGGAAACAGGGAAACTTCTGTCTTCTTCTGTAAGGCTTTGAGTATGTTTAATCCAGCTACACCATAGCCAAGCTGATTGATTGGGGCTTGTAAGTTGATTCTCATTTAAATACTCCTATAATAAACTCGTCTACGGTTTTAGTGTTTGGATTGTCTGTAAAATATTTGTGAACTTTCGCTCTAGCATTTGATTTTTTTTCACCAAGACCTACCAAGGCGTTGATACATTCTGTAATCAATGGGTTAGTTTGAGTTGCTGAGACACCTTTCTTCTTTGTAGGTTTATTTTGAAGGTCTGCAATCTGCTGCTCTACTTTCATTCTTGCGTATTTGTTTCTAAGTCTCTGGATTTCCAGCTTCTCATTTTGAATCTCCACCTTTGGGTCAATAATGTTCTGGTTTAAAGTACAATGTGCTGCAAGATACTCTTCATCCCCTGTAGCAATCGCGTACATATCTTGATCGCTAATAGGAGCGGCCTTATCATCAGAAAGTTTAAATGGTTCTACACCACCTTCTTCCCCAACAATAAATCCATATAAGAAGCATACAACTAAGAATCCAAAAAAGCAGTACCCAAGTATTTGGGCGGTAAACATTAACGAGGTCATCATTAGTATCCTGTGCAAAAGTATTGATTTGACTTCTCTATTATACCATACATCGGCTATTTGTCAATAGGTCTTTAGAAATTTTCACAAAAAAACCTCGTCAAGCGTCATGCTCAACGAGGTATCTCTTGGTTGTGACTAGTTACGTCTTTTGTACATGACGTTTAACCAAGAATTATGATTGGCTTCTGGGAGTGATTGTTGAAGGATCAGGCCCAAGAGAAATCTCGTCTGCCATGATGCAAACAGAACTCTTCTTCTGCTGATTCTCGTCCTCATAATCGTCAATCTTGAGCTTTCCTGTGATCGAAACTAGACGACCCTTGGTGAGCATGGGATTTAGGTTCTCTGCCATCTTTCCAAAGCACAGTACGTTAATAAACAATGTGTCGTCATTTCGACGATCATTTACTGCCAATCGAAACTTAGACATTGGTGTACCTTTTTTGGTTTCACTGAAGTCTGCATCCTTAGTCAAACGTCCTGCACCATTCCAACAATTCTGATTCATAATTAAACTCCTAAAGCTGATCGAATTTTTCCACGTACTACTTGTGTGTTACCACGATTTGAAACGCCCGTGATCGCGTTGTAAACTGTTTCAGTAAAGTGTCGGTTCAAACCCAAGGCTTTGCCAGCCCGAAGAGTCTCCCGTTTGTTGGTTCCATAAACCGTACCCGTAGTCTTGTATGCGACTGCGGTTACTGGGTTTACTGTTTCGCCACGGTGCTGACCGCCAGCGATAGAACCTGTAAGCTCACCCTTTGTGCTAAAATAACTGTTTGGCAATCGAGTGAGTGCCGTATAAAACTCATTGTTTTCCATTAAGATTCTCCTAAACTGGGACTAAATACTGTGGATGCGGGTGCATCCTGTTTAACTACTTGTGTACTCTGTGCTTCCGTAAAGGTAGCTGAACCTTCTGTCAGATAACCTTTCAGCTTATCAATTTCTGCGTCGATTGCAACCTTCCGTTCCTCAAGGATTTGGATTTCGCGTTGCACATTCAAAAGGTGTGCTTCTACCATTTCCGCCATACTCGGCATTTCTTTCTACTCCTGTAAAATGTTTGACTGGGTTTTGTCTCGGTTTACTATATTATAGTCTACAAACCGCGATTTGTCAAGTGCTTTTTTATAAATTTTCAAAGTTTTCTGCGGATTCAATAAGTGCGTAATTACATAGGTAATTCTTAGGAAAGAACTTGAACTCAATCCTATCCTCAATCTGTTTAAGTATTTCATTGTATCCATCACCCCACATGCACGACTTTGGTGCAGATACATTGGTGTAGTAGATTTCCTTGATCCCACACTGCCAGAGCATTTGTAAGCATCCTCGGCATGGGATAGCTGTAATATAAGCTCTTGCACCCATTGTAGATTGCCCTTCGCGAGCAGCATTATAAACAGCGTTAGCCTCTGCGTGAATCATAAATGGATACTTGGCAGGTCTTGTGTTGGGCAAAATAAAGTCATCTATTCCTCTGATGAAACCATTATAACCCGTAGCTATAATTGTTTTATTCTTTACCAATACGCAACCGCATTGTGTTTGGGCATCGTGACTCTTACGCGACCACAAAGTTGCAGTAGCGAAGAACATATTATCCCAATCATCAGGTCTATTCTCTTGCATTAGATAAGACAAAATAAGTTTCTCTGACATAGTAACCTCCGATCTATCAAGCTGTACGGGCAGGACTCGAACCTGCAACAACAAAATTAACAGTTTTGCGTTCTACCATTGAACTACCGTACAGTAAAGCCAGTTTGGGTAAAAAGGTACTGGCAAACCCCCGCAGCTTACGCTGCCAGAGCAAAACTAGGTTCTGCATTTAAAATTTAGTCAGCTTTTAACGAGGCCAACTGACCAACCTCGGATTGCAGTTATTACTTCTTTTTGCACGTCGATTCTATTTCGCCCCCGTTGTACGGGTTACTGCTTGTGCGAACTCGATAACATCTTCATCTGAAAAATTATTACGAGCAAAGTTAAACATAACAGAAACAAACCTTACATTACCAAGAATGTATCCTTTTGAATTGTCAATTCTATCAAGACTTGCGGTTTTTATATGTAACCTATATTGTTTTGATTGAGTTGGCAATTCTAACTTCCAGCCGGTAAGTGGGCAAATACCCTGTTGGGAATCCCAGATTTCTTTCAGAGATTCCAAAGTTACAGTAACTTCTTTATCTCTCCTGCGAATCCTTCTAAAAGTTTCTCTAAATGGTGATAGCTCATCTGCTCTGTTCCCAGCATACTGAGATATATCAATACGATTTAGGTCTTTTAAACGGCTTACTTGCTCAGGCGATTTACCCGCACAAGCCAGCCCACAATAAAACTTATCCTTACCTAGCCTTATTCTTCTGTTATATTCGTTCCTCGCTTTTTCAAATTCTTTGTTACAAGTATCACACGTTAAAGTTATCTTCGACATTTCCACCTCCTATGTTTAATGGTACATCTTATTATACACAAAAAAACGTGTGGAGATGCCGGAAATTTGGTGGAGGCGGGGGAGAACTGCCCTCCCCGTCCGTCACAAACTTCCATAACAACGTCTACAATCATATCCCCCGAAGGGAAGAATGAGTGACGGGATTTTCACCCGCGAATCTAGTGTTGTCCATCTGTCTAATCGCTCTAGGCTTCCGACTTCACTCACTTCTTCTTGAAGAACTTCTTTATTTGTTCAGGCATGGATTTCATTTTGTCCTTGCCCATATCTGTCAATGTGTAATAAAAATTACCATCCTCTCCGATTAACTGGTCTACATATCCTTTTTTCATTAGTTCCATAACAGCCTGCTGTATTCCGTCCTGCAATAATTCCATTTCTTTTTTAAGAAAACCTAGCATCAAAGGCTCTTCATCAAGATTAAACTCAAATATGTCATAAGCTGTTTCGCTAAACATTTTGGGATCTTGATATGTATTTGCTTCTAATTCATTAACATATTCCAATGCTTTTTCAAGTGTTGAGCAAACACCAACTGGTTCTACTGAAAAGTTAGTAAGAACTTTGCCCTCTGCTGTAATCGAAACGATGACATATACTTTCATGATTATACACCTTAATCCAGCAATTCCTTGTAATATTTTTTAAGTGTTTCAAGTCGATCATCTGCATCTGCCAACTGAGACAAAGCCTCATTCAGATTATTGTGCAGATCAGTCGTACTGTGATCGCCAATACCGGCTGGATGACGCAACATAATCTTCAGGGAGGTCAATGCCTGATAACGGTCTGTCTCAGCCTTGTTGCGTAGTGCATCAATAGCGTCTGACTTGTAAGAACTGTAACTCATTTCTTCTCCTCATAGGGCCAAATTTTGGCAAGTTCATCTGTAACACCGTCGATCTCCACCAACCAACGGCCATATTTTCCTGTTTTACTTGTTCTGATTATTACCTCAATCTCGACCGGAAACCCATCTGGGTTATGTATACCTGCCGATTCATATAATAAATCTTGACACATATTTTTAGCTTTAGTCCAATCTTCATGACCACGTTCGGGCGTATCTACTCCTAATAGTCTGGTTCGTATAGTCATATGCACATTAAAACCAAGATCCACCACAAAATCGACAGTATCTCCGTCCACAACCCGTTTGACTCTAGCACGATATTCATACATTAGTCTCTCCCATTCTTAATTGCTTGTAGCGTAAACTTAAATGGTTCGCCTTCGATTGTGGCGACAAGATCCCACATCTGTTGTGCGATCTCACGAATCTCTTTTTGTGCGTGTTCGCTGTTTCTTAACTTGATAAAGTTAGCAAAGCTACGCATATTAAACATTACGTCTGCTTGGATCTGACTGTTGTAAGTCTTGAAGAATCGTGCCGACTCTTTTGCTCGCTTGCGTCCCAATACTGGCTCAAGGTCATTGAAAGCACTATGATATAAAAAATTACCTAGTCTTGTATACCACCCAAGCATATCATTCCAGTCTTTGATCTCAGCACATTTAAATGGAACACCTAGATGAAACCCATGTTCATCTTTAGCATTATCCCAATCTAAATTAATGTTGATACCTTCCCAATCTTCCGGCAGGAAGTATTTATCTTCCTTTAATTCTTTGTAGCGAGCAGACTCAGCATTAAGACTGCTAATCCTATGTTTTAGTAAATGGATGTGACTTGCGATGTCTGTGTCAACAAGGAAATGAACCACACCTTTCTCAAAAGGCGTTTCATGCCCGTTGACCCATAGCATTTCGATGAGTGACTGAATACGATTTCTCTTTTCATCGGTCAGGTTCCTACTTGTGCTTGTCCATGCTGAACATGCTATAGTAGTATCATCACCATAATGCCCTAAGATTTCTACTGTATTCTGTCCCATTCTATCTTATATTCCTCATCTTGTGTTTCTCTTAAATCTCGCCTTGAGTGCTTCCTCATCAATCTCTGAATCTAGGTCGGCACTAACCTTCTTCATCTTCTTCTGTATCTTGTCCTGAAATTTGTAGAAGGCACTGTCTGACATTCCGCTATCTTTCATCGTCTTCCTCGTAGTTGTCCTGCCAACTTTGGAACAGGTGGTCATCTTCTGGTTCAACAAAGCACAGGTTGTATTCCTGCTCAAACTTTGAGAACTCTTCTTCTGGAAAGCTAATGTGAATACCATCATTATCGACAATATGGCTAGCCTTCTTTAGCATTTCTCGGTAAGCATTTTTAAGATCGTGAAACATGATAACCTCAAACAGTATAAACCTTAATACCAGACCCCACCTCACGGGCGAGATCACAATTCTTATTGCAATCGTCGTAAAAGTAAACCAAGTCAAACGCTTGGCACAGGGTTTCCAAAACCTTTTTCTTTTCTGCTGCAATATCTAACTTGACCTCATCAGAACCAACACCAAACACTTTCATTGGCTTAACATTGTGTCCTAACAAAAAGTCAGTGATTGCAACAACCATGCTATCTGATCTTGCAGTCAAAACATAAACAGCATGGTCCTCTTTGTAAACCTCTTGGGCGAGAGCCATGAGAAAAGTTGGGTTCGCATTGTGAATAAACTTCTCTGATCTAAATTCTGAGAAGTCATATTCATACTCAAGATCCTCAATTTCATACTCGTTGTATTCTGCTGGCGTTAGCCTTTTAAACGGTAACTTTGAACCATTACGAACTACGCGAACTTTACATTCTGTAGTCGCTAGTGTGTCATCGAAATCAAACACAAATGCTTTTTTCATGTACTGTCTCATACTTATATTATAGTCTACGGTTGCTCATTTGTCAAGTGGGATTCTTTAATTTTTTCAAGAATTTGAATTCTCCTGATGTTTTGTTGGCCTGTTAGACCAACCGAATAAGTGACACGATAAAAATCCGGCAGTAAATCCTGCAAGAAATGTTCTGTTTGTATGGGCATCGCCAATACCCAGCCATGTGTGAATAGAATTGGACAGAGTGTATTCTGTTCCGATGAAAAGAAACACAAGTATATCGGCAACTGTCCAGATCAATGCGGTCATCAAAATAATTCCCGCTAGTAGGTTTTTACTCATTTGTCAACATCCTTATGTCTGGATTCACGAGCGTTCGGAATATGTTTCAAAAGAAAATCTTTAAGAAATACAGATCCGGTTTTTTCAACGCATAAAAAAATAAAATTAGGATGGATTATCATAGTCTTTAATTACTTCTAATATTTTTATATGATGATTTAATTCATCTTTCGCTAATTCATCAGCGTAACTGACAGCATCAGAAAAGCTGTTAAATTTTTTTTCTCCGTCTTCCCAACCTCCACCCCCTAAACAAGATAGGTCATCAAAGTACCAATATGTAACTAAATATGGTTTACTCACGATAATATCCTTAATTTTTTAAAAACATTAAATTCATTAAGACATTTATAATCTTCTTTAGGCTGAATGATTCCAACTCCACTTACTCATTTATCAACTCCTTAATTTGCCCCAAGATAGTCCGCATGGATATGTATCAAACCCACATTTTCTTAATTGGTCAGCAACCCATTCAGCCTTATCTTCATTTGATTTATTCTTAAATATATCAACATGTGGCTCGGCGGTGATTGTCAACACTAACTCAAAAGCTAAATCAACTAATTTTTGTTCTTCAGAACTCATTTATCAACTCCTTCAAAGATATTTCCCACTACTTCGTAGTATGGATCAAGCCCGTCAATTTCATTATTAGTTGGGCATTGACCGTAGTAGTATTCAGATACAGGATAATTTACTGTATTGCTATTTGAATATTCAACTTTCTCACACTCACTAAATATACCATCTTTGAAATAGCCATACTCAAGTAGATTCCATCCCATTACATACCCATAGTTTTCATTATTAAAATCTACAAGGTAGATGGTTGTAAAACTTCGATGTGTTAGCAAATCGCCCTCATAAATCTCAACTCCGTTCTTGTCTTTGAGTCCAGTGTATTGTTGGAAAATTAAACTATCATTTAAATCGAAAGTCATCAGCCCCCCCATGCTGTGGCCCACCACCATTGCTGTAAAAGAAGGGTTTATCCACAAATTAGACACATCAGATATGAAGCGTTCATTTACCTTGTCGTAGACACGAAATTTAATCTCTCTCATTAGTCTTTATCCTAACTTTCAAAAACCCATCTTTATCTTGATTGGATGATGCCCAGCCTATATGTTCACATTGTTTTCTCCAAGTGATCTTACCCTTTTTGGAGACGTACATTGGTTGCCCTGTGGGTATTTTATCATATTTCCTATGGATAATAATTTCACCATCTTGTAAGATTCTGGTCTTATTTCCTAAATTTACTACATCTGAACGGGCATGACTTGGGTGCTTTGTTAAATCAATATTTACCACATATACGGTAGAGACGCCCAATAATTTATCTCCCG